TGGTGAGATACAAGTTACAAAAAGACCTTTAGCATTAGCTAGTGCTACAGGTGCAAGTGCTACAACATCAAACTATTTTAGTGAGTTTTGTTATAATGCTTTGTTTGATGCATGTATGGTAGAGTCAATGATATTTATGAAAAACTATTCTTTAGTTCCAGCTATGGAACAAAAGTTTCAAGGTTCTATTAATGCTCTTAGAAATCAAGCTAGAAGAACTAGAAGAGATGATATGGAAACACCATCTAATCAATTAGGTGGACCAACACCAGTTATTAAGAATTCAGACTAATGACTATTAATAGAAGCAATATAAATTTACAAGTAACAAGAGGCAATAAAATGAATGAAGATAAATTTTTAACAGAAAAACAAAAAACACTACCTGAGAATTTACAAAAAGAAATTATTAAATTTAAAAAAGATAAGTCTGGTGACAAACTTGTTAATAAAATGTATGGTGGCCAAGTTATGAAAAGAGCTGGTGGGGGAATGTCCTATCAGTTATATGGTGGTACAAGTAAAAATATTCGTGATGGTAATAAAGAAGTATCACAATTTTATGATAAAGGATAAACAATGCCACAGTCATTAGAAGATTTAGTAGAACAGTTTATGGAAGAAGGTTTATCTAAAGAAGAAGCTATTAAAGCTGCAAAGAAAAGATTCTTACAAGAAACAAAAGCTAAACCAAAGGTAAGTATAAAGGTAGCTGAAACAGAGGGAGATAGATTAGATAAAATCGAACTTCAGATGGAAAAACAATTTAATAAAATAAAAAAAGATTTACAAAAGAAACAACAAAATAAAAATAAAATTAATAAGAAAAAAGTATTAACAGCTAAAAAAGGTGGCAAGATAGGTGATAAACTTGTTGCTTCATTTTATAAAGGAGTATAGATAATGGGACAGTTTATAGGTAAAACAATTATAGAAGGTGGTCAAGGTAGAACCATCAAGAAGTATGATTTAAATGATATTGTAGGTAGACCAACTGGACAAGGTTATGGTAAAGCAAGAACTGGACCACAAACTAAAGGACCAATTGAAGCTGTATCAGATGTTGAATATCCACAAGGTGAATCATTTACTACCAGTACCAAAGATGTAAAAAACATCAAAGGTTAAAATGCCTAAAGAGAAGAAAAAGAAAAAAGGCAAAGGCATGAAGGGCATGTCTATTAAGAGTGGAGATAAAAGACCCACTAAACAAGGAGCAGGTCTTACAGCTAAAGGTGTAGCTAAATATAGAAGACAAAATCCTGGAAGTAAATTACAAACTGCTGTTACTGAAAAAAATCCAAGAAGTAAAAGTAGGGCAGCAAGAAGAAGAAGTTTTTGTGCTAGGTCTGCAGGGCAAATGAAAAAGTTTCCAAAAGCAGCGAAGAATCCTAACTCAAGATTAAGACAAGCAAGACGTAGATGGAGATGCTAACTGTCGTATTTAATTAGTAATATCCCACATTTTAAATGTTGGGTTAGAAAAGAGTTTACACATAATCATCTAGATTATCATGGTGAATTGTTACATGGAATTGCTTTTGCAGTTAATACAATACCAGATAGATGTTTAAGTTTTCAAGTGATGTTCACTGGAATAGAAGATGAACCTAATATTCATGGTGGTGCAATGTGGGCAAGAATGCCAATCACAGCATTAATAGCAGATGAGATATTAGATGAAGTACCAGAAAGAATGGACACACATTTAGCACAGCCTTGGGATTGTTCATCAAGAACACATAGTGTAGTTAAACTTGATTTATTAACAGCAAGTCCTTGGTACTGTAAAATAGATAACGAATTTTATAAAGGTCGTTACATGTTTACTGTTGATTTTACTGATAGTGATATTAGTGATTGTCCTGCACAACATAAACAAAATCATGTAATACAATTAATTGATGCAGGAAAGTGGACAGGTAATATAGTAGCTTTACCTAATAATAGAGTTAGAGTAACAAGTCCTGCTTTGTGGGTAACTGGTGAAGGTGCACCTGATTTTAGACCAAGTCAGCATATACATGCAGCAGAGATACACGATAGTTATACTGACCCTGAAATAACATTTAACAACTTATATAAGGAGAATAAGAATGGCAGGAATGAAAAGTAAATATGGAGCTAAAATGGGTGGTACACCTATGAAGACTAAATATGCAGCTAAAGGCACTATGGGAATGAAAACTAAATATGGTGCTAAAGCTGGTGGTTTAGTTAAAAAGAAAAATGGTAAAGTAGTATTATCTGGTATGACTGCACGTAGAAACGCAAGAAGACCATAATGGCTATTCGTAGAAAAACTACAAAAAGAAAAACCACAAAGAAAAAAGGTGGTGCTAAACCTACTAATCCTTCTTTATATGCTAGAGTAAAAGCTGAAGCTAAAAGAAAGTTTAAGGTATATCCAAGTGCTTATGCAAATGCTTGGTTAGTACGTACTTATAAAAAACGTGGTGGTGGATACAGGAGTGCATAATGGCAAAGCCAAGAGGTGGACTTACAGAATGGTTTGGTAAAGGACCTAAAGGTGACTGGGTAGATATTGGTGCACCTAAAAAGAAAGGTAAGTTTCAATCTTGTGGTAGAAGTAAATTAGCTAAAGATAAAAAAAGAA